TGGTATCGTAAACATATTCGCGGGTTTCTTCTTCTGTTGTGATGACCAGTATGAAACCGTTGGCAGCACGGCGGATTTCGATTGATTCAAACATAGTTGATGTCCTAGTGTAATAATACTGCTAGTATAACAGTATTTACCGCAAAAACCTAGCCTATCGGCGTTTTTCTCGCCCGATTCGGGGCTCTTCCTCGCGTTTTTTCCTAGGAGATTTCTCTGCTCCAGGATGTTTTATTCGAGTTGGTTTTCCGGATTTAATATTGGGCACTGCAATATCGGGTTCCGGGTCAGATTCTTTTTCGTCACCCATGTCAAATCCCAAATCGGCAGGATCAACTTTTTTGGCATTTTTGACTCGACTAGCATAACTACCCAATACCCTAAGCCCAGGATAACGACTACCAGGACGATTTCTACTAGAGTCATTTCTAATTAGAAAATATACTTGCATATTTTCAGGAATGTCTTCGGGCTGTGCAATAACCAAATCAGCTGTGACTGTGAGATGATTGTCTTTTAATGTATAGTGCTCGTCATTGAATGTTTCCTTGACTACACCACCACCTCCTGCTAGAATATCACTTCCAAACACGATGTCTAGACTTTGCTCATCAGTGGCCTTGATGGCTACTTCGGGCTTGATTGACACCTTTTCCCTGCCATCAGGTGTAAACTTATTGATCGGAGTCAGCGTGACTTCGTCTCGATCTACTAGGGCATCTACAATACGATCTGCTTGCTCACCAAACAATGTATCAGCACTTTCCCAATATTCGGCGTTGGCTTTTTTGATACTGATTGGTAAAGTACGCCCATCACTTAAGATATTGACATCACTTTTTTTACGACCAGCCGTGTCTTTGCCGGCACTGACTGCTTGGGTCACATTGCTGACTGTGATGTCTTTGCCATTGTCACCGGTAAATGTCAAAGTCAGTGGGCCAACTTCGTTGACAAATCTATTGATTGTGTCAATCAAATGCTGTTCATTATCTAAGCCTGCGCTTTTTTCACCACTGCCACCAGCGGGTCTAACGCGAATTCGTCCACCAGCAAACAGTATACCACCTATGCTGCTACCCGCCATGTTGGGATCATATTTGGCACCAGCTAGTTCGGCCACAATGTTTCGTACTGCTGTCATTCTTTCACGAGCAGGTACATATAAACTTACTGTGTTATTGTTGTCGCGCCGAACATCGTCGTAGCCTAAACCATTTAATGCAGGAATTATGGCATCTGCCGGAGCCATTGACACCGGGCGTTCGCTAATAAAATGGGTAGATTTCATGGGCTAATGTATTAATAATACATTATTTAGTGCCTAATCCTTCTATTAGATCCCTATGTAGTTTGTCTTTTACTTTAAAATATTCTAGCTCAAATTGATCACAGGCAGCTTCTAAAATGTCGGTGCGATATTCTGCGTATAGCCCTAGTCGTATGATACTGGCTAGACCATTTAGTTTGTCTTTGTGCTGCTGAATATCAACCACATGGCGACAGCTACGACTGGATTTTAGGGCGTCCCATAAATCCAGTAGTTCTTGCGCTCGAAGTTCTGTTGTGGTCAAATTGAATAGTCTTCCATGCCCGCAGTCTTGAGCCTAACCAAGTGTCCTTGCATGAAATTCTTACTTTCTAGGCCCTTCATGACTCCAAGATATTTATTACGAAGCAAGGCCACCTCATTAATGATTGTTTCATAGTCAATAACTTCGCTTTCACCTTCTACATACTTTTCGGCGTCACGACTGCTTAGAGCACGATTATAGTTTTCTAAGTATTTGACAAACCATTTACGGCGTATTTTACGCAGTTGTATGTTGAGATAGTTAAGCACAGCTTCAATTTCTTGTAGCTGATTAAAACGATGCTCGGTAATGCCGGGCAGTTGACTAATGCTCTTTTCTACACTACCGCGAATTTGACATTCTGTGCGAGCAGTGGCTAGTTCGCCTTCGTAAAAGGCAATAAAGTCCGGGATATTTGATATATCCCGAACTATACGATTATACCACATAATTACTCGTCGTAGTCTTCGAAGTCTTCCTCTACCTCTCCGGCATACTCCCGGAAAGCCCGTGTCAAAGCAGAATCTGTTCGACCAAAATCTTTAAGTTCAGAATCATCAAGATAATCAACCATGATACTCATTAGATTATCTGCGGCTTCTTGACGATCTTTTTGTGGTATGTACTGTTTTAATATTGAATATGCTTCACCAAGCACTTCGACATCTATTGTCATTGCAATGTTTCTCCATGATGATGTTCACTGTGATTAAAAACTTCGTTGACTAGATCTTGAGTAGTCCAGCCCATGTCGTGTAAAACATGAGTAGCGTGACAAAATAAACTAAAAACTACTAGGGCGGGATCATAGTCTTCAGAATCTTCATCTTCAAAGATTTGATCAATTATATTGCTGGCCTTTTCAATGGCTTGATTGATTTCGTCTTCGGTTACTTCATGTTCAACTATTTCGGGTGCCTGCGCCATACTTAATCCTTTCTTTTTAGAATACGACCAATACAGTTGAGTTTTTGAGTAACTCGATCTATATTGGTCTTGGTCTCTATCTGTTCTCTTAAATCGCCTATGCTCTGTTCTAATAAGTTTATGTATCGTAACAACTTTTCTAATCGATCTTCCAGTGATTTTAATTTATCTGGCATTACGCCGCTTCAGTTTCATTGTCCGAAGGCTCCTCTTTCGCTACCTGGTGTGGATTAGCTACAAAATCGGCCATAACCCTGTCCAGACTCGAATCCTCATTGCGTTCCCAGGCCTTACGGAATTGCTTGATTGATGTTCCGTCTGCCAATGTGTATTTAAGACTATTGCCATCTTTTTGCAATAATCCTTTGCCTTCAAACAAATCAACTAGGCCCGAATATGGGTTCATTCCGGTCTCGTAAGGGATCTTGACCTGTACTGACTCAAAAGGCTTGGCATAGCGTGTTTTCATAATTTTACAAGCACTACGAATGCCTTTGACTTCTGAGATCTTGTTGCCGTCTTCATCTTCTTTAAGTTTGAGCTTTTTCATTGCCACTACAATACTGCTGGCATAGATAAAGCCTTGTCCACCTGAGATCTTGTCATCCGGGTCAAACATGTCTTGGCTGGCATAGGTATGATTAGTTGCTACCAGGCCAATGTTCAAACTACCAAACATGTTAACACAGTTACGAACTAGTGCTGTTAGTGCCTTAGGCTTACGACCTAGGTCACCTTTAAGATCACCAGCGTCAAACTGATTCACATCAGTTGGAGTCAATAACATACCCAAACTGTCTAATACAAATAAGACTTTGGGTCTCGACTCTTCGGGAATGATCTTGTATTCTTTAACAAACTCTGAAATCATCTTAGCCACATCATCAATCATGGCCATATTCAATTTCAGTAATTTTCCTTCACTGGTGTCTACACCTAGTGCCTTGAGCCAATCCTCATCTAATGCGTTTTCAGTATCAATTAAGATAGGATAGATATCCTGTTGCTGTGCGTGCCTAATTAAATTACCCGAACAGATAAAACTCTTACCTGCACCAGATTCTCCGGCAAATACCGTTACTTTACCAAGAGGCACTCCCCTGTCAAAAGCACCGGAAATTAGGTAGTTTAAGGCGTAATTTCCGGTGGAAATCCAGTCTGTAGGGTCGTTAAATCCAATGCTAACGCCTTCAATGCTCTTAGTTATGCTTTTGCGAAATTTTGAAAGGTCAAACGGTTTTGCCATTATTTGACTCCTTTAGGATATTCTCTTGGTTGAACCACAATTTCAGTCCTACCAATGGCCTGTAGCCAAGTATTCAGTCTGTGTATGATGGTGCTATCGTCGCGTGGGTTATCAAAGTTAATATTACAGTCCATGACTGTGTCCCCGGTACCGTCTTCGCGACTAGCGAAATTCAGAGAGTAGCTCTCGTTAATCTTTTGAGATTTTGTCATAATTTATTCCCAGTGTATGGTGGGGACAAGAATGTTTTCTTGTCCCCGTGTAGACTTACTGCTTTTGCCTATTACGAATCATTGCTAAAATATCTTCAGCCTTTTGACTAGAAGTTTTAGCTGGTTCACTAGGAGTTTTCACTGGGGCAGTGGGTGCCTCGTCTTCAACATCAACTGCGTCAACTTCCACAGAAGCCGGAACCGGGGTGGTTCTAGCAGTTGGTTGCGACTCAGTGTTAGAGTTGGATCCAACATCCAGACCTGGTGGTTTGAAATATTGACCCCAACGCTCAACATCATACTCCTGACCATCAACACTGGCTTCAAACATTTCTTTGATAATGCGAAGTTCAACCTCGCCAGGTTTCTTGGGTAAGAATTCAGACAAGTTGAATAACCCATGTTTTTCGATTGCTGCTAAATCGTCTGAAGCTAATGCCGTCTCACGACGTGCCCATTTACTGGTACTATAGTCAGCATAACCACCCTTGCTGGTTTTAGTAATAGTAAAATCCAAACCCATCTCATAATCAGTGGGCAAATTCTCAAGTTCGGGATCCATTAAGCTACCTTTGATAAGGTTAAAGATCTGCGGGCTGATAATAAACCTGCGAATGGGATTTTCTGGAACCCGATCTTCTTTTAGCGGATTTTCACGCACAAACCCTTGAAACAGATATGACTTTTTCTTCCAATACTTACGACCCATGTCTTCCAGCGCAGGGTCCTTGAACCAAGTACGAACTTCGGCTAGAATCGGACATGGCGTGTCCTTGCCATACATTTCCATACAGGGTACTTGAACTACTACAGGACGGCTATCTGCTTGACCCTTGATACCACTAAACGGTAACTTGATCATAGCACGCTCAACCCAAAAGAAAGTATTCTTTGCGTCGGCGTCAGGAAGGAATCTTACTTTGGCTGAG